ATCTAACAGACCTCACTGAATATGTAACCATGTCATTTAATTGCGTCCAAGCCGCTAGTTTAGAGGATATTTTATATAAACAAGACACATAGATTGTCCTTGACTATCATATAAATTCCCATATATACCTATTATTATATGAAACAAGATATAATATTTAGGAGAAAGAAATGACAGATGTTACTAAGTATAAATCTGTAGCCATAAAAATTGATGTGTACAACAAGGCAAAGCCCATGGCACAAAACAAGTATATGTCTATGGGTTCTTATTTACACTATTTAATTGACAAAGAACACAATCAAGAAAGCAATCAACCAACCATACAGAATGGAGAAGACCACAGTGCAAGAACAACAGAACAAGGATAATGTTAAAAGAGCTTTATACATATCAGTCTTAAATAAGATGATAGGTAATTTATCAGAGCTAGAAGCAAAAGAAGTTTTATTAACAAATGTGCCAGCGTATATCACAAGTAAAGAACATGATCACGCTGAACATATCAAAGAATTATACAATGTATTAAGAGAGAAAGCTGAGCTACAACACGCCATAAAAGATGTGCGTTCCATTTACTTTACAAATATGCCTTCACAAGGGCACGTAAAGGATGATAAAAAAAATAGTTAGTGGCGTCACTAGATTTCAAGAAAAAAATCCACAATCAGGCGACGTAATCAATCGCGTCCGAGTTCATTATACTGACGGTACAATAAAAGAGTTTGATGTTATTGATTGGGAAATAACATTACAAGACGGTCGTCGTTTATGGAAGAAACACGAGCAATCTATTAGTGAGTTTAAATGACTGATACTACAGTCTATGATAAGAGAGCAAAGAATCTGAGATATAAATCAGACCGACGAGGATTTAAACAATTGCGGTGGGAAGATCTCATGGAAAAAGAAAGAGACTACTGGAGAGCAAGGGTTCAGCAAATGGATCAGGACAGAGATGAGTTCCGTATTAAAAAAGAAAAAGCATAAGGGGCGACGTAAAGTAGGGTCCAAAAAGAGACGCAATCGTCGCCGTATTCGCTTACGCCTCCGCGTTAGAAAATAAATTAATTATATTATCTTTGACGGATACAGGGGCCTCTTCCTCATCACATTGACACAAATTCTTGTTAGATAACATTATGTTTTCTTGTTCTAATTTTGTTACTTTATCTGTTAGATAAACAATAATACTTTTCATTTCGTCATTACTCATTTTAAATCTCCTTTTATATGGCGTGAACCTCCTATTTTATACTAATCGAAGATTAAAAATCAATCTCTTTTATTTTTAGGATAGACTTTAACTATCCACGGTGGTATTAATGAGGCATGGCTGGACCCGCGATCCCTCTTATCTTACAAGGAATACCGAGACTTTTACCTTCCTTAGCTGGTAGTATGTACATGGGTTCTGAAGCTCCCAAAGCCATTGAATATTTAATGAAGAAAGAAAATGAAGAAGGTAAGATAATACCTTTTCCCAAAGCTACAGATAATAAGACCCCGAACCAAGAACCTGACAAAGATCCCGATATACCACCGTCAGGAATAGGTGAAGTATTAGATTTAATGGATGAAAAAAAAGAAAAAGAAAAAGATCCAGAGGGATCTTTATTTGCTGATACTTATTATGGCAAGCTTATGGAGTCTGTGTATAAATTATCTAGAGCAACAGGGTATGATTTCAAAGACGCTTTTGGATCTATTATGAATACTTCCGTTAAAGAATTAGAAGAAACTTTAGCTAACGCTGATGATTATTTTATAAAGCCAAATAAAATATTAAATCTTGATCAGATAAAAAATTTGTATGATGAAAAGTCAGGTAAAAAATTTACTGAACAAGAAGTGCTTTCTAACAAAAGATTTAAAGAAGTTTTAGAAATGGCTCAAGGAGATCCTAATATAGATTACAGAACAGAAGCTAAAAATAAAGGTGATTTTATAAAGGAAGCACCACAAGGAAATACCTTTTGGACTATGGCTGGTTTTCCTGGGGACAGGATGAACAGAGCTAAAAGTATTATAATTCATATTAAACCCGGAGACTATTTAAAATTAGCAAAAGAAAAAACAAGTGGCTTTAACGAAAAATCTTTTGAATTATATAAAAATGCCAACGTTGGTATTTCTATTCCTAAGTTAATGATGAATGAAACTGAAGATGGTATATTTACTGTGGGTGGTCATGAAGGAAGGCATAGAGCAAAATACTTTGAAGGATTAGATCCTGATATAGCTATTCCTGTTCAGGTTCAATTAACTAATAAAGGTGATAATGAGTATGTTGATTATACTAGAGGATACTACAACCACGGCCAATCTGTTTTAAATGCAGGTAAGAAACTACAACAATCTTCTTTTATAATTAATGAAGAAGGTAAATCCGTCAATATTAACGTATTAGGTTATGAAGGCGACGGTCAAAAGGTGGGTGATGTTGATGACCTTGAATTGAAAGAAAGAAATTAATTCTTCTCTTTTCTATCATCATGTAATTGATCGCCAATCGCGTAGATCATGACACAAAGAAACGCTAATAATAGCGTGATTAAGACCAAACAAGTTCCTACTATTACAGAAAACAATCGCACTCCTCCACGTCAAATTCACAGATAGGACAGATGTCTTCAGCCTCTTCTTCCATTAAATGAAGTCTTCTACCACGATAGGTGTTCTTTCGCCCACATAGGCCCCTAAAACGTTAAAATCGAGGTATTCTATCGCCTCTTCTACGTCCATATCATCCCTATCTCTCAAGATGTAAGTCATCTTCTTTTTACTGTAAACTAATATGTCGTCCATACCACAACGCGAACCCACGCCGATAATCGCATCGTCAAAGCCGTCCCATTTAATTAAACCGTCGTCCACTACGCCAGGCTTGCCATAAGCTCTGACATTTTCTTTGCACGATTGGGGGTCTGCTTGGCCCAACGCGAGTCGAGCATCTCTTCACTCGCTGTCAACCATTGAGGTGGATCGTCTCTTAGAGCAGATAAAAAATTATGAAACTTGGAGACTCCTGTTTTTCCTAATTGAAAAACCATTTCCACTACAATTTCATTAGCTAAAGAAGGCAAATTATAACCTTTTAATAGCTCTTCTGCTCCTGATATCGCGTTCTCTAAATCTTTTTCTAATATCTCCATTAAAAATTCTTCGTCGTATTCTTTATCGTCTTCCCAAAAATCTTCGACGCAGAGATGGCCGACGCCCACAGTTCTCTTGCCTAGTGTGTCTAAGTAGACCTTGTTGCGGTAACCTTCATGATCACGTACTGATTTTAATAGTCTTTGCATATCCATTTTATTCTATCCTTTTATTTTCATTTCTTTTCATGTCGACAACATCGCTTAGCATTTTAGAAAACTCTGTTGCTTCTTGTTCGTTTTTAAATCCTGTTAAAAAATCACCTTTGTCAAGTGCATATTGTAAAGGATTATCAACCTTTGTTAATTTACCGTCAATCATTCTTATAGTTGGAACTAAATATATCTTACCGTCTTGCTCGAATGACGAAGTTTTAATTGTTTCGTTTGCTTCTGTTGTTGGAGTGCCTTTATCTGTAGCTCTTTTAAACCACGACATACTTGTATATTTGTTTTTATCAGCCATTAATTTCTCTCCATCCTGTGTATATCTAAAAATGCTATGGACTTCACCCAGCCTGACGGAATGATAATGTGACGTCCACCGTCTTTTTCATCGTCGAATTCTGAATAATCTGCCATAATGATTGTTTTTTCCTTGTCTTTGTATATCATCCACCCCATTGAATGACATAGTGCTAGTCTTTCTTTTTTTATGTCCTCTAA